AATACTCTTTCTAGTGGAATCTTTATATATGATACTAGAGAAGGTATTGCTAAAAATAATAATATAACTAAGTTATATTATAAAAAAAATATAGAAATAGAAAAAGGTAGTATCTCCAATTTGTTATATAAAGGTGATACTAGAATAGAAAAACTTTATAACAAATTATTTTATAAAGAAAATAATTCTATATATAAAATATATAATTATAATTTAAGTGTTAAAGATAGAAAGATAACTAAAGGATTAGCTAAAGATTTAAGTGTTAAAAATAGAAAGATAATTAAAGGCTTACCTAAAAATTTAAGTAAAAATGATTTTAAATTTATAAAAAACAAAAATTATAATTTGGAAAAAATAAAAATTAATGAATTTACAAGAAATAAAATTGTTCATTTAGACATTTATAAGAATTTAGGATTTACTAGAGAGCAGCTAAAACAAGTTGGAATAATTAATATTATCGAATTAAATAATTCTAACAATATCTTAAATTTAGAGTATCATAAAAAATATAAGGATATTAATATAGGCTATAATATTAGATCATTAACTAGAAACTTTTTTAAAGGTATTGATATAAACCATAGTGTTAATTTGCAAATATATAATAAAGCTACAGAAATAAGTAAAGGAAAAATTATTATAGTAGATAAATTAAAAATAAGAAGTCTTCACATTATTAGAAATAATATAAATATAAATATTGATGTCATTAGAAAGATAGGTATTAAAGAGAATATTATTAATGTTAGTAGAAGACATGAAAAAAGAGTAGATATATCAACAAATATTTACTTATATAGAAAGATAGGAAAGCAAATATATTTAAATAATTATACTAAATTGTCATACAAAACAAATAATTTTAAACTTAATAAGCATAATTGCATAAATGTATTAAGAATTTATCCTACAGATATTATGAGATATATTTATAGAAAGTTGTTCTATATTAATACTCTAAATACAATATATAAAACTAATAATATTTTAGGATTAAATAAAAATAATTTTCATAAGATAGGGAAGCACAGCATAGTAGTTTTAGAAAAAAATATTACAACCAATATTGTTAGAACTGGTCTATTTCTTATTGAAAATAATAAATTTGAAAATATCTATAAGGGTGAATCATTAGGTTTAAATAAGGATAAAATTAAAATTTCAAAAAGAATTCATATGAATTTAATTAAAAAATCAAAAATAAATATTTTTAAACGGTTTTTTAATTTCAGAGATTTAAAGATAATTAAGAGATGGTGGGTATTAGAAGCAACTGACCCTAGAGATGAGAAAATATTACCTATAAAAGATTATAATTATTCTAATAAACCATTATTAGTGAACAGTAGGATTAAGCCTTATGGAAATTTAATAGAACAGAATAAACATCCTATATCTTATGCACCATATATGGATTCCCAAGGAACTGATTTAAATTATGGTAAAGAAGAAATGCAATTATCTATAGAAATAATGATAGATATGATAAATATAGTAGGAATGATAGTCCAGCATAGTTCTAGTCAATTAGCTAATGTAAGTGGACAAGAAGCTATAGAATTTATTATGGAATTATTATTAGATTGGCTTAATATGGAGACTACAATAGAAGCAATGAACAAAAGTGGAAGCAGAGAACACTATTTAAGAACATATAGATGCATGAGATGGGAAGCTGAAAAAATATGGTTTATGGCGGACAAAGATCATACACAAGATAAGATGATGGGAATTAAATATGCAGGTATGTTATTTGCTAATTTAATAGACTACATGAAATATCACCATTTTGATGTAGTACCATTATGGAGAAATTTAAAATATATGGATATAGAAAGACAGTTTAATCGTGTAGCATTTAATGGAGATGTCATAAAGACTTTAGATAAACTAAAGGGAAATAGGCACTATATGATAGAAACACAAAATTTTGAAAAGAAAAATATATTAGGGGGTAAATAAATATGGCTTATGGGAGAAATGAATTTGGATATTATGATGGATATCAAGCAGTAGCAAGTAGTAATCAAGGGAGTTTTAATAATCCTAGACAAAAAATGTGGATGGTACAAAGACGAAGTGATTATGGATGGAGAATTGAATTAATAACTAACTCCTTTGAAGCTGCAAAAGATAAAGCTAGATTTTTGTTAGATTGTGGTGGAGAGTATATGAATATAAATAGAGTTATGGTATCTGAAATAGTACCAATAGATAATGTTATTACACCATCTGTATAGGAGTTGATATTGTGAAACTTATACAAGTTAAAAATGGATTATTAGAAGCCGAGAATTTTTTCTTGGCTTCTTCTTTTTCTGATTTCGCAGGAGAATGTAATGTAACTAGGGACATTAAAACAGGTAAATTAAAATTAATAAGTAATAATAAAATGGAAAGAAAATTTGATTATAAAGAATTTGTTCTTGAAGTTGAAAAAGAAAATTTTAGTGATATGAAAGATATGGATTATTCTATGCTTTATTTAGGTAATAGCGACTATATTTTTGGTATTAAGGATTTAAAATTACGTGAACAAAATAGATATTGGAAAATACTTAAGAAAGATAATTATATACAAGCTTATTCAAGTGATGATGGTAAAAGTTATACAAATATAGGTGGAATGGAATTTATAGAGCCACTTACAAAGCAAGGTCTCATGAAGTATAGTGATGAAGATTTTATATTAAATAATTATAAGGTTTACTCTAACCCCTATGTAACTATTCAGAATTTCCCAGAAAATACTTTATGCGAATTATATGATTTAGATAACAAATTAATTAAGACTAGATTATTTAATTCAGATATGGAATGTAAGGTTTTTATAGATGGTAACATGATGGGATATTTTACATTTAAAGATATGGATGGAAAAGTAATATATACTAGCGATACTCTTAATTTACAGTATGGGGATATGTGGGTATTCAGTCCATATAATTTTGAGATTATATATCATGGAAATGTTGTAACTAATATTAATCCGGCTATGCTTCAAGATTTAGAAGAATTAATAACAATTAAAAATATAGGTGATAAGGATTATAGAAATATTAAAATAGGTACAGAGACACCGAGTAATGATTTAATTCAGTTGTCTTTTCATGGTGTAAATTATACAGATTCTTTAATTATAGATAGTATAAAACAGGGTGAAAGTAAAGAGATATATGTAAAAATAACTAAAAATGCAGAAAATCATAATTTTGCAGTTAGGGATTTTCACTTAGTTATCAATGAATAGGGGTGACTATATGAGTGAATTTTTTAATGTTACTTTAGCTAAAGATGTAGTTATTGATGATAGTAAAATCTCAAGGATTACAACTTGGAGTAGTGAACAAATCATGGAGCAAATTTTAAACTATACAAATAGTTCACAAAGAGGTGATGGTTCAGGTTTGAAGTATATGGAGATAAATGATGTAGTAAATATAGATGCTGGTGGGACTATAGATAAAGATTATGATCTAGGAGAAAATTCTTTTATAATAACTACACTTTATTTAGATGTAGCTGATGGTAGCAATTTTGAATTTAAGATTTTTGATAAGTCTACAAATGGATTTTTATTATATGACACAAATAGAGTTTCTCATTATACAGACAGTGTATTTGTTCCTTATAAAGATAAGGATGAAAAAGAAAATAAAGAGAACAAACTTCATACACAAATGGTAAATTCAAATCAAAATTCTTCAGTAATTTTAAATATAAAAATTTTAGGTCTAGAGATTAATTCAAATGACTAAATTCAATTTTATAAAGAAAGGATGACTTTTAATGTTAGTAAAAGGAACTTGTGCAAAAAAAGATTTAATGACAGAAATATATAAAGCAATTTTATCTCCAGGTTCAAATTGGACTGAAATTTCAAGCAATAAAATAAATGACTATGTAGTTGGTGGCAATGATGGATGGATTTTTAAAAGTCCTCAAATAGGTTATAAAAAAGAAAATATATTTATGAGGTTGAAAAGTCCAGATTTAAGCAATCCTAAAATATCAGGAAATCATTTATATATATGGTTAAGCGATAATTATATTCCTAGTAATACTACAGGAGAAAATGGAACTTTTACAAAATTAGGAATGAAAAATAGAATTCTATTTACTCCTAGTAATATAGCAAACCATAATCCAGATACACTATACAATTATTATGTAGACATACTTGATTATAGAATATTAATAATAATTGAGCTTCATACTGTTTCAATGGTAACATATCCTAATTTCATATATGTAGGATATCCAGATATAAATACTAATTTAGAGGGAGAGGAATATACTAATCAAATCATTGCTGCTTCTAATTTAGGAGATTGTCCTAGTAATACTCCGAGGGTATATTGGCATAAAGCACCTGGTTCTACAGGCAATGGAAGTCAGTATAATAAATTTGCTAAAACTTTCTGTTCACTTAATCTGTTTAATCCTAATCCTATGGGATTATATTTATTAAATCCAATTTATTTAATGGCAGATAATTTAAATAATAATGTGCCTAATACTGGATTTTTGGGTATTCTTGATGGAATATATGGTTTGCCAAACACTAATATAGTAAATGGGGACATAGTAAAGATAGATAATGACCAGTATAAAATATTTAATATTGGTCAATATCTAATTAATCAAAATAAGGATTATGAGGATCTAGGAGAAGGCAGAGGGATAAACTATTTTAATTCATTACAAGGTGTTTCTTGTATTGCTATAAAGATTTAAGGAGGTAGAAGTTAATGGAAGTATATGATGGTTGCATACAACCTAATTTAATAATAGTATCGGCTGAAAGAGATACTACCTCCAATAACGGTCACATTAATGATTATATAATTTCCAAAAATGGAGTTATATTAAGAAAGAGAAAAGGATCTATTATTAATTATATGATACCCCAAAAAGGTACTATAACAAGATTAAGAAAAGGAATAAATACTAAAGATTTTCATATAGTTCCTTTTAAAAGAATACCGAGAGAAAGAGTTTTAAATAAATATGCTGGCAAAAATATAAAGATATAATTTATACAAATAAATGAGGATTTTATTATTGAACAGGAGGTGACTATATGAGTGAATTTTTTAATGTAACTTTGGGAAAAAACATAGCCTTAGATGATGCAATAATTTCTAATAAAACTGGATGGTCAAGCGAGAAAATACAAAAAGAAATAATGGATAGAAGAGTTATTAAATTTGAGGAGCTTCAAGATGTAGATGTTATAAATAAACAAGACAATCAAGTTGTGGCTTATTCAAAAGATACAGGCAAATTTACAACTATAAATTTGGAAACATTAAGAGAAGCTACAGGACTAAGTATAAAACAAATATGTAGAACAGGTGTAAATGGAACATCAGATAATCCAGAAAGTATAGAGATTCCTATAAAGACTTTAAATTTTAGAGTTTTACCAGTTGATGTACTAAGATATAGTACAGAAAATAAAGATGATATTGTAGAAATAAAAAATGATTTTAAGAATACAGAAGTTACGCAATTTCAAAAAGATAACCAAATTTTATTTGATGATAAAGCACATTTAAAGACAGAGTATGATTCTACATTTAATTTAATCAATGAATTTGATGAAGATGTAGAATATTCAGTTAGATTTAAAAAATCAGATTATAAAAAAGTTGATAAATTTAAAGTATATGAAGATGGAGTAGTACAAAACTTAAAAACAATAGCAGTTCCATATGATAGATTATTAATACCTATAAATAATCTAAATTTAAGTAATGTTAGAAACATTGATTGTTTTAAAATTGAAGCTTTAGGAAATAACTTTAGGATTGTTTGTAGTGTTGATGATGGTACAACATGGAAAACTTTTAAAAATCAATCATGGGAAAATATTGAACTAGAAATAGAATCCATTAAAGAAAAAGGGATACCTATAGAAGTATTTAATTCTATAAATTCACTGTTTTGGAATGAACTAATTACTGCTAATAAAATTAGATTTGCTTATTTATTTTCTATGGATAATATACAAAATATTGAAGAAATAGACAAACTAACTTTGCAATATGATAAAAATGGTAGTTGGATTCAATGCAATTGTAATGAATTTAAAGCTACTTATGTGTCAAATAGTTTGTTAAAAGTAGATTTATATTTTTCAGGAGATGTAAAAATTAATTATGGAACAAATAGTGAATGGAATACCTATGAAGAGCATTGGACAAAAGAAACCTTTAAAGATTTAAACTTATTGGCTAATATTAAGGATATTTTTACTATCAATAAATATTATGCTACTTCAAGCAGCGAGTTTATTATAAAAAATAATATAAAGAGTGTAAATAAAGATATAGATATGAAAAAAGAGAATCAGCTTCATTTAGTGATAACGGATAATGATATTGTAATTTTAGATGTATTTATATCACCTGAAGATAGTCAAAAATATCTATTAGGAATAAGTCCTAATATAAAAGTTTTTGTAAAAGGACAATTTGATGCAAATCTTTATATGATAGTTTCTTAAAATTTTTTAGATATTAGAGAGGAGAAAAAATTATGGCAAAAATTCTTAATTCAGATTATATAAGTGGAGAAGTACAAAGGGTAGTTGAAACACCATTAGGTTATATAATAAATGGTATATATTATGATAAAAAGACAATGACTCCCAAAGCATTGCAGACATTTCCAGCATATGGGTGTAGGTTATGTTTAGGGATGGATAAAAATCTTTTGCTCAATAATAGTTATTTTAATCATTATAAAACAATGAGAAATAGTATAATAAATGATAGATACGATCCAACTATAAGTTATATATTTACTACACATTATAATAATGGTACAA